CGGCGCCTCCCCCATTCTGGGCCTCTCACGCCTCAACCAGCATCTCGAAATAGGCGCCATCCTCGCTGGGCCGAGGATCTTCCTTGAGATCGAAGATCACCGCGTCGATGAGGGCCCGCCATTCCGAGGTGATGGCGCGGGTCTCGGCGCTGGCGCGGATCGTCAGGATGGCGGGTGCTTTCGAGCCCAGCCGTGCCTGCATGACGGCCTCGGAGCCGCGCAGATAATGAACATGGCACCAGAGGGTGAAGCGATCCTCCCACCCTTGGATCAGCATCCCGTCCGGATCGCGGATGATCACAGCCTGCTGGAAGGTGACCCGGCGCCGCAGGCGTCCGGCAACCATTCTCACAGCCGGATCCTGCGATAGGGGGCGAGCAGCGCATCGACCGCCATGGGCAGCGCCGATGGACTTGCCCCGAGGCTGACCGCCTCGCGATGCTCATACCAATGCGCGATCAGCAGCAGCATGGCCTGACGGATTGCCGCAGGCACATCGGCGGGGGCGCCATAGCCGGCGGTGAAGGTGATGGCCGCGGGGCGGCCGAAGCCGGCCAAGGGTCGCAGCAACAGCCGCTGGTCCTGCAGCGCGATATGATAGTCGAGATCAACGCCCGCGGCATCGGTGAACACCGCGCTGTCGATCTCGCTGTCCGGAAACGGCAGCAGGATCGGGCCGGTGAGGGCATCGAGGTCCATCTGCCAGGATTGCGTGACTAGGCAACGACCGAGAATGCCGGCAGGGCCGTCCAGCCAGGCGGTGGCCGCATCGATGCTGTGCTGGATCAACAGATCCTCGTCATCATGATCGACGCGGAGCTGGGCCTTGGCTTCGGCCAGCGTGATCGGCACCGCCGCAGGCGCCGTAATGCGGGTGAGCGTGAACATGGTGAAATCCCTGATGCAGAGCGCGGGCGGCCTTCACCGCCCGCGGCATTGCCATCACGCCTGATCGGCCTGCGGGTTGATCTGGCCGTGGCCCTTGATCACCAGCGCGGCGACGGGCGTGCCGGTGGTATGGCTGCCGGAAAACGCCGCCAGCAGCTTGAGGTAGCGCCTGGTCCCGACATAGCCAAAGCGGTAGACTGCGGCGGTGGCATGGGCCGCGACCAGCGCCTTGACGATGCCACCTTCACCGACAGCCGCGACCCCCAGCAGATCATCCACGGTGACCGCCTCATAGCTGCTGTCGTCATCGGAATGGGTCAGGATGAACTCGATCCTGTTGGTCGAGGTGAAGGTGATGCCGCCCACACCAATGGCGAGAATGATCTCGGCACCGTCATGACCGCGCAGATCAATGGCCACGGGGGTGCTGTCGTCGGTGAGGGTGGCAGCATTGATGGCCGCGGCCACCGAGAGACTGGAATGCAGATCCTTCATCGGATCCTCCTGTGCAGGAATGTGGGTGGGAAGACGCGGGCTGAACCCTGCCGCGCGCGCGCCTTGGTTCAGCCGGGCGATCAGCTGGCCGCGATCTTCAGCAGCTTGATGGCATCAAAATTCTGCACCCCGCCACCGACGCGCTTGGTGGTATAGAAATGCACATAGGGCTTGTTGGTGAAGGGATCGCGCAGCACCCGGATGCCGAAGCGGTCGACGATCAGATAGCCGCGCCGGAAATCCCCGAAGGCGATCGGGAAAGCTCCGGCGGCGATATCGGGCATGTTGTCGTCATCGCTGATCGGATAGCCGAGCAGCGTTGCCGGCTGGCCAGCCTGGACCGGGGGTTGCCAGAGATAGAGCTCCTCGGTCTTCGACTTCAGCTTGCGGATCGCAGCCTGCAGCGAGCGGTTCATCAGGAAGCGGGCATTCTGCCGGTAGCCCTGCTTCAGCCCGTAGACGAGGTCGATCAGCGCATCGACGCCGTTGTGGCTGGCATCGGTCAATGCGGCCGCGACGCCCGAGGCGGTGTAGCCGATCTTGCCCCAGGCGTAAGAGGCATTGGCGACCGTGTCATAGGCCAGGATGCCGCGGGGCCTGTTCACCCCGTCGCCGGTGATGAAGGCGGCAGCCTCGGCCTCGGCGAAGGCGGTCGAGACCTCCTCGGCCAGCCAGGCAGCGATATCGACGCGCGCATCGTCGAGCAGGGTCTGGGTCGCGGCGGGGTTGGCGTAGATTTCCATTGCCGGGAAGGCCAGTTCCGCCAGGGTGGGCGTGGCGGTCTCGGGCCGGGCCTGGCGTTCGCCGACCCAGCCGGCCGCAGCGCCCCCCTGATTGACCAGCTTCTTGTAGCTGCCGGCCGAGATCGAGATGACGCTGGCGATCGACCGCATGGCCGAGACCGAGCCCAGCACCCGGTCGATGGTCTGTTCCATCTGATCAGGCACGACATAGCCGCCATCGGGATCGCTGTCGGTGCGGAGCGCGGCCTTCACCTCCAACTCCCGCAACCCGGCCTCGACCCCGCGGCGGAAGAACTGGTTGAAGGCGCGGGCGTGCTCGCGGGTCTCGGGGCTGTCCGACCGATCTACGCTGCCGACACCGCCGCCGAGCCTGGCTGCCGCCAGCATGGCATTTGTCTCGTCGAGCGCGCCCTGAAGCCGGGTGATCTCGGCATTGATGCGTTCGACCTTCTCGGTCTGCACGACATCGGCGAAGCGGGCGTTGATGCTGCTGATCTCGGCCTGATGCTCGTCCTTGAAGGCGGCAAAGGCGCGGTTCAGATCGGCAAGGATGGCGTTCGCGTCGCCGGTCTCGGCGCGCACGCGAACGGCCCCGCGAATGCGGGGGGATTTCTGGATGCCCATGATGGTTTCCTTATGAGCGGATGGTGTCGATGAGCTGCCGGATGGCGCTCACGGGGATGCCAGCGTTCTGCGTGGCGGGTTCGGCAGCGTTGCGCGTGTCGGTAATCTGTTTCAGCATCGCGCGCCGCTCGCTGCGGGGGATGCCTTGCTGCGCCAGAGCCGCGTCGATGCGGCGCCGCGCCTGAATGTCGGGGCGCGACTGCGCGCCGCTCTGCGGTGACTGCGCGGGCAGGCCAGCGGCCGAACCCTCGACCATGCAGTCGGCCATCCCGGCCGCAATCGCCTCCTCGGCGCTGAGAAAGGTCTCGGCATCCAGCAACGCGACAACCTCGACCTGTGGCCTGCCACTGCGGGCGGCATAGATCCCGGCCAGCGCGGCATCGAATGTCTCGAAGAGCGCAGCGGCCTCAGCCATGTCGTGGCGATTGCCGATCACCACGCCCCAGGCATTGTGCAACATCAGGAAGCTGCCGGGTTGTTGATTTCCGTCGAGACGTGACCC